ATTTCGTGGTTATTTAAAAGGAAATATTATTAAATACATTTGGAGAGAGAAACACAAAGGTAAAATTGAATCTTTAAAAAAAGCACTATGGTATTTAAATAAATTAATTAAACCTAATTAAGCAGGACTAAAAGGATCTTCTTCGTCATCTTCCTCTTCTTCTAATGCCATACATTCTTGTGCTAACTTTTGAAGTTCTATATCAGTCGGTATATCAAAATCTAATTTTATATTTTCTGCACACATTAACTCTTTAACAGCATGCCATTCCATTAGGCGTTGATAGTAAAGATTAAGTAACGCTGAATATAATTGTTCCCATGTCATTTCCTGAGCATTAATCTCGGCTTTTCTCATGGAAAATTGTAACTCCAATGGGAGTATGAATTCTCCTTGTTTTGCGGATTTTGTCATTTCATCTCTCGTTGGTTCATTCATTCTAAATCAGACTCTTACAGAAACGTACAAGAAATCTTCTTCAGAGTAGCTATCCACACCATTAATATCAACTTTATAGCCGTTAGCAAAATTGCTAAGAATNTATGGATTAATACTCTCTTCTAATTTTCTTATGGCTCTGATTTGTCCTGGTGTACTTTTAAAAGTTCTAAAAGCATTTAAAAGAATTTCGCTAGTTTTCCAATCATTAGTATGGATCTCAGTTAAGAATAATTTTATTTCTTCTTTTCTTCTATCTAATAATCCACCAATTATTTGATAATCTTCATCAAAAATCCAACGTCCTATATCTTCGCAAACTCCAGCAAAATTTTCATTTTCTATACAATCAATAATTTGACTATATAAAAAGGATTCCCAACCAACAGAATGTATAAAAGATATTAATGCTTGTCGCATATACTCATCTAACGGTAAATTTATTTTGCTTAATTCATTATTTATTACTTCAATTTCATAGAACAAAAATTCTAATGCTTTTTCTTTAGTACATTTTTGTCCTTGTTTTACAGGAGAGCCATCTGGATAGAATTGTGTTCCATATCCAATGGTATATGGTTCTTTATTTGTGGTCGGATCTGGATATGCTTTTTCATTAAATCCCTCATATTTACGGATTAAATTAATAGCTAATGAGAAATCTGCCATGAAAAATAATACTTATTGTCTTTAATATACACAATAATTTATAAAATAAGATACCTAATTTAGTCCTTTAAATAGACCTGTGAATTCTCCTAGTACTTGATCTTCTTTCTTTTTAGGTCTATAGCCCCATTCAGTATCAGATTGTTTATTTTCCCAAGTAAAGTAACTACCTGGTGAATCACTTTTTTCTTCTTCCCATATAGGTTCTTCATCTTCAAATAGACTTCCAATTGAACCTAAAGAAGCAAAAGGATCACTCATATCTAATTCAAATTGTTTTAAAGCTTCGTCTTTACCTCCTTTTTGAAGTAATTTTTGTTGTTGTGGATCTAAGTCAGGAAAGAAATCATTATAGAATTGATCTTCTGTTCCTTGAAAACCAGCATTTTGAAAAGTTTTATATAATTCTGTAGTTGCTTTTGGTTTTTCGTCTGTATAGTCTTCTTCTCTTTCTATATAAGTAACACCTAAGATTTTTTGTGTAGGTTTCTTTCTTTTTTCATTTAAATATTTTAAATTTTCTCTAATTTCTTGAGCTGATCCAGTCATAAATGTTTCTTTAATATAATCTTTTAACTCATCAACTGTTCCTTTAAAATCTTCAATTCCAAAATGTTTCAATACAGCATCCCAGTTATCATCTCCTGGGTCTATACCTTTTAACATGTCAGCTGCAAATTCATCTGGAGTAATAAATTGACCAAATGTAGAACCTTGTTGTAATGCTTCTGATTCTAAATTCGGAAGAATAACTGTTTTTATATGATCTTGTACTTTTTCGGGATTAACAATATCTAATGCTCCGTCAAAAGGCATCATGTCACCATTAGCATCTCTATAGCTTTGACCATAAACTTGATAATGGACTCTTGCAAATTCAGCTTTTCTTTGAGCTTCAGGAATATTTGTATCTGTAGGATCAAGAGCACCAAATCTATATGTTTGGGCTTTCCAATCTATATCTCCTGATTTTCTTCCTGCTTTAGCATTTTCCCAATCTTGATTTACAATTCTTGCTTGTTCATCATATCTATCTCTTCTATCTCCTGTGTTGTAAATAGAATCATCTGATAATCCTAAATTAGGATTAAAATAAAATTCTGAATCAAATTTTCTATCTGTTTGACTACCAATAGAATCCATAAATGCTTCTGCATTTCTTTGAGCTTCATCTCTGACAGCTGTTTGTAAACTCAAAGTTTGGAAAGGGTTTTGTTCTTCTTGTCTTACATCTATATATTCTACAAATTCATCCATTGATTTAGAAGTATTAAAACGTTTATCTAAATACTTATCTACAAAATTNTCTGCAAATTCTTTTTCTATTTGTATNGTTTTACTAGCATCATCTGGATCATATCCTAATTCTAAAGCGTCATTATATCTTTCTGTTAATTTATCGTCATACCATTTTTGCCAATTGTATGTAGCATTATTCCTATTAATTCCTGTTATTTTTTCTAAAGATCCTTCAAGATCTTCTTCAGCTTTTCCTCCACCCATCCAAGAAACAATACCACCTACTCCACTATCTCCTAATATTGAATTAGTTAAAGAAGAATTAACATCAAATATTTCACTAAACCCACTAAAACCTGAAATTGTACTTAAAAATTGTTCTTGTTTTTTTGCTTCTTTCATTTCAGCTAATGTTTCTTTTAAAACATCTTGTGTTAACGCTCCAAATCTTTTAGCATCTATTTCTCCTTTTTCACCAGTTGCAATAGTAATAGCATCTTCTAAATCTGTTACTCCAAAACCAGTATTAGCTTGGTAATTAAAAGCTATTTGTTTATGTGCTGGATCATCTGATAAACGAAATAAAGCAGCAAATTCATCTTTTTTATCAACATCTAAAAAATATTTAGTACCTAATTCTTTCCAATAAGGATCACCACCTCTTGCATCATCCCATAATTGAGCAACTTCAGGTACTTGTAATAAACGATCAGTAGCACTACCTACTTTTTCTTCATCAGGAAGAAAATGTAAATCTCTAATTGTTTGTTTTTCTGCGTCTGTTAAAGCAAATTCTGTATATTGATCTGTTTGTTCTGCTGCTTCTGCTCGATTACCTCTCTTTCCTTCTAATCTTCCTATGTTGGAATAATGTTGATAATAAAAAATATTTGGATCTCTATTATCTATTCCTCCATAACGTTCTGTAATATCAATATCATCATCTGCTAAAGCATCTGTCCATATTTGTCTAACTGCTGCACCTCCTGCTTTTGCGTCATCTGATGAATAATAATTAACATCAAATTCTCCATGAGGAGGTTGAACTCCTTGTGAATCAGAATCCCATTGGATTAATTTTTTATCTCTATAAAATTGTTTATAAACATCTTCTATATTATTTTTTGCATCATCATCAACACTATTATTATTGTTATGTGTTCTTAATTGACCTCTTCTAATTTTATATTCACCTGCTGGAGTATTATTAGCAACACTTACCGTATTTGCATAAGCATTATTTCTTTTTGTATTACGATTGTTTAATTCTAAATTTTTTGCATTTAATTCTCTACCTGCCTGATTTAATTCTTTATTAACACGATCTTGTTCAGGATCAGGAACTGTTCTATCTCTCCATTCTTCACATTCTCGAATACCAACTCTTCTACATTCTCTAATAACTTTTGTATTTCCTGTTTCTTTTCGTGAAGTGTCAAAATCTGTTTTAAATTTAGTTATATGATTTTGTACTTTAATTTCTCCATCTTCATATTTAATTCCTGGGTACATTTCCCAGTTCCAATTACCATAGTCTCTTGCTGTGTTTTCTATATCATTTTTTGCATTTTGAATACCTTTACTAGTTCCTTGTCCTAACCAATATTGTCTTGATTCAAAATCAAGATCTCCTCCTGGACCACCAATATTATTATCTTCATAAAATTGTTGTACCCAGTCTTTTAAATCACTTCTATTCCAATTATTGTCTCGTTTTGCGGCATATTCAATATCTTTTTTTACTTGAGCTTGTCCTCTACTTTCTGCTTGATTTAACCAATAAGTTCTAGCAGCTGAATCTAATCTTCCATTCAAACCACCTATATGATTATCTCTATAAAATTTTTGGAGCCAATCTAAAGCCATTAACTAGCAAAAGAAAAACGATTACTATATCTAGTATATTCCAGTAGATCACTAACATCTTCTGAAGTCCATTTTTTTATTTTTTCTAACTTTATTTCATCAAAAAAAGTTTGTTGTTTATACCACTCTTCCATTTTTAAACTTGCTTTATTTGCATTACAACTTCGACAAGCTGGAATTAAATTATTTCTATAACTAGAACCTGAACTAAATTTTGGAATAATATGATCTAAAGATGTAGCAGGTTCATTACAGTATCCACAACAATAATCCCATGCTTCATAAATAGATTGTCTATATCTTCGTTTTGCTAATTTGGGAGTAAGTTCAACAAGTAGAGTGAGTGGATCACGTTCACAGTTGAACATACTTATATATGCAGTTAATTAATTTTAATTGGACCTAAATTGCACGAGAAAAATATAGAGATAAAAAAATCATTAAATCTGTTGACAAAATGTTAAGTGTTTATAGCTTTAACAAGTAGGTATTCCTCCTCACACATGAAGAAAGTAAATGGATGGGTTATAACCCGTCGAGCACAAGAAGCTCTTGGACTAGATCGAGAAACTCTATTTAAATATAGGGATGACGGAACTTTAAAATTAGGTCCACATTATGCTGCCTTTCCTGAGACTCGTTCTCGTAATAGCTTTAGATGGAATATAAATAGAATTAGGAAGCACTTACAAGAGAAGGGGATTCCTGTCGCTGCTGTTGCATAGCATTTTTATAAAAATTCTTCCTGATCTCATACGCTTCTAAGAGATCTCTAATTCTTAGCTGGGTCTTTTCAAAGGCCATCGCTCGATATAAGGAGGAACGAACTGATGATAAACAGTCCTCACTTTTACAGGGCTGTTTTTCTTTTAACTCAAATAAAAATGTCCATTGAGGATGTAATGGCTGAATAGCTCTTTTCTTATTCTTTAAGTTAATTGAGTAATCGTTATTCCAAGTAAAGCCATCTAATTGATCTGGATCTAATCCAAAGGTTGCTATCATCCCATACAGCCATGAAAGTTTTTTAGTCTTTCTGTTGGTAGCAAGATCGAAGTATTCTTCTACAATCTGCTGATCATCTGGGAAATTGCGTTCCATAATAGAAAAGCTGACTTATTAAAACCATATACAACAGTTGTTTTAAATGCGAAGTGTTGCATGTCAGTTTTTAATATGTCTTAAAGTTCTTTAACAATTATAACAATCTTTTATATATTTATACCTAAACAATAAAAAACCCCTGTGTAGTACCACTGGGGTTTATCTAAATTACAAATAAAAGCTTACCAAACTCCTGGAACAATTTGTCCATTGAAAGCGTAAGAAATAGTAATGATCCAGAAAGCGATCATTGCAAATCTACCGTTGGCACGTTGCCAGATTGCTATATTCTCCATTTACCAGATACCAGGAATAATTTGACCAGTGAAAGCGTAGGTTCCCAAAGCTGCGAAGATGCCGATCATTGCCCAACGTCCGTTAGCTTTTTCAGCTGCTGTAAAGAGAGATTCTTCTCCTTCCATTACTGAGATTTTTGGTTCCTTAGCAAAGATGTTCTGCTTACCGTACTCTGTCGTAACAGTCATTTTATTAAGAAATGTAAATTCCTTAATATTTTATTCC